CCGTAACTACTCTGACATTAAGTCATTTAGCGTCATTTTTCCCGTTTTTCGAGGTTATTCCAGAGATTTTATGTAACTTTGTCTTGCATTTGGCCGCAATGTATAAAGGCGAAAGCCAAAGCTTCATTCAAAACACATTCGGCAAGATTTATGACCTTATACAAGGTACACAGGAAGAAACTCTGTTCGAACAGCCGGACAATACCCCTCGGACGCTCGTACAGGCTATTAAAGAAGCATTAAATTTAGATTACAATGGACAACAGCGAAGCAATGTATTGGTTGGCGATACTGCAACAAGCCAACGAGGGCAGCAAGGAAGCAATGGAGCTCTTGCGCCAAGAGAACGAGTTGAGGACGGAAATGGGACAACCGATGATACAGGAAGAACTGAAAGCATTGGTGAACAAAGCGAAATAGAACCTTCTTTATCACAAGAAGAAATGCTATCTTCTGATGATACTGACAATCAACTTAGTGCAAAAATAGCAAGACGCATTGAAGTTCAAGAAGATGATTGGGTTGAAAGCGGAAAGTATGGCGATACTTATAAACAGACAATTATTGTTGATGGTACTCATAAAGTTATAAAAGTTGATGCACCCGATACGAAAGGTAATTATACAGGTAGTACTTATGAGTATGACGGTCAAACATTCGGAGATTTATTGGATGTTGTTAATTATATTGATGCATCTTCGTCTTTAGCCAATGCCGTTGCAGTGGCAGAGAAAGAAACCGATACTACTCCTACGGAGAAACAGAAAGAAGCCGGCAATTATAAGAAAGGTCATGTGCAGGTTGGTACATTCAATATCACCATTGAGAACCCGAAAGGATCCGTTCGTAGCGGAATAGACACAGAGGGCAACAAATGGGAAACGACCATGCAGAACACCTATGGCTATATTCGTGGCACGGAAGGTGTAGACGGCGACCATATAGACGTGTTCCTCTCTGATGATATTGACGGGTGGAATGGTCGCAAGGTGTTTGTGGTTGACCAATATAACGAGGACGGCACGTTTGACGAACACAAGGTTATGCTGGGCTTCAATGAGGCTGACGATGCTGAAGCAGCTTACTTTGCTAATTATGACAGAAATTGGGCGAAGAAGCACAAGACGGTGCTGACGGGCGTTAACTTGGAGGAGTTCGAGAAGTGGATAGAGAGCAGCCATCGCAAGACCAAGGCTTTTTCGGAATACAAGTCTGTAAAGACGATCGAGGGACAGAGTTCCGGCACGCAAGGCAACAGACTTTCAGAAGTCAAGTTCCGTATTGAAGAATTGCACAAGGAACAAGAAGCAGCGCACAACCGTAGCGACATTTTTGAGGAGGCTCGTATTATTTCTGAAATTAACGACCTTTTTACCGAACAACGCAAGTTGGAACAAGACGCTTCCAGTGAAGAAGCGACTGCACCGACTGATGCTCCGTACACCATTACTCCGGCGCAGTACATCACCAAGCGAGGTAAGGTGTTAGATATGCAACTTGTTGAGTTCCAATCGGAATTACGCAAGGAAGTTCAAAAGCATGTAAGTATGTTCGCCAAAGAAATGAAAGGTTGGTGGGATAGGGAAAAACACGGCTTTATGATGCGTAGCGAAGAAGATGCCAAACGATTAGCAGAATACGCAGTAGATGCACAAGGCCAACCTCCCATATCAATGTTGGATATACAGGCTTTAAATGATGGTGATGTGCTGTTTACTGAACCCAAAGCACCAGCAAAGGATGAAAAACAGGATTACACCCCTGTATGGCAATACTCTGTTTTTGTTGATAAGGAAACCGGATATACGACTTTGACTCGTGAAGATGTGAGTGGTCCCATACCTATTGGTGATGCACGTTTTCGTCAGACAACCAACAGCCCGGAGGAAATGTTAGGCATTCTTCGCAATCCGCAGAATGGCATGCAAGAAGTTTTGGATGCAGTTGGAGTTTTGCTTGAAAATAAAATTAAGACCCGAGAACTTGATCGCAAGGCAAAGGATGAAATTCATGACAGAAGGACAGATTTCGTTGTTGATAAGGAAATGGATAACAGATATTCTGTTCGTACTTTGATGAAGATGATTGACGCGGAAAAGCAGGCTGTGATGGATTTAGGAGAGAAGCGTGGTGGAGACGTTTATCATGAAGGAAATATTATTTTCCTGACCAAAGATAGTGCAGACAAGTTTGCTAATGAAGCTCGAACTCTTATCAACGATATGAGGAGTAAGCAGCAACAAGACAATTTACAGAAAAAGACTGAAGCGAGTGGTAACCGTCTTGTTACTGATGAGCGTTATGCGGAACTTCGTGAGCGTATGCGTAAGAAGTTACTCGGTCAAATGAATATTGGTATTGACCCTGAAATACTTGCTATTGGCACAGAAATGGCTGTTTACCATTTAGAGAAAGGCTCACGGAAGTTTGCAGAATATGCAAAGGCTATGATTGCAGACTTGGGTGATTCCATACGTCCGTACCTTAAAGCATTTTACAATGGTGCGAGAGATTTGCCTGAGGTGTTAGAAAACGGATTTAATACCGACATGACCTCTTACGATGAGGTGCAGAAGTTCGACGTGGCCAACTTTGACAAGTCCGGCATTGATGCACTCGCCACCGCTGAAACCGTAACGAAAGAGGCGGAAGTGGCGGGGGAGGTTGAAGTTGCACAGGAACGTATAAAGAAAACTCGTTCAACGCGCAAGAAGAGTGAGAAAAAAACTGTAAATTTACAGCAGTCAAACGAGCTTGGTTTGTTTGGCAGTTTGTTTGATAATAACGAAACCAACAACGAAAATGGACGAATACACCAAGAAAGTACTAAGATTACAGGGACACAGCGAGAAGTCGATAGCGAAAATGGAGCTGGAGGAACGGATAGACGCAGCATGCTACCGCCACAAAGCGGAAACGCTAGAAGCACCGTACACATGGAGCGAGGAAGAGTGGACGGAGATTTACAAAGAGGCAGGGATGACGGACGAGGAAATCGTAGAGTACAGGAAGGAACAGACGAAATACAACGGGGCGAGGAACACGACTTTCCGATGATGCCATAGATGAACCGAAAAATATTCGCAATAATCATTCAGACCGGGGGACGAACTATGCTCCAACTTCGGTAGATGCACGCATAGAGGCCAATATTAAAGCTATAGAGTTGGCACAGCAACTTATTGAGAGTGGAGAGCTTGCTACTCCTAGACAAATGGCAGTACTTCGCAAGTTTAGCGGTTGGGGTGGTTTAGGTAAAGTATTTAGTGATAATACATATTCGACACGTCTACAGCAGTTGATGAGCACAGAAGCCTATCAAGAAGCTGTAATGAGTGCTAATAGTGCGTATTATACCCCTGCTTATGTTGTAGATACTCTTTGGGATATTGTTACACAAATGGGTTTCAAGGGTGGTTACATTCTTGAAGGTTCTGCAGGTATCGGAAACATTTTGGGGCAGATGCCTACAAATATCAGCGAGCACAGCGACATCCATGCTATTGAGATTGACGGGACTTCGGGTGGTATTCTCTCACTCCTTTATCCTGATGCCAAAGTAGAGATACAGGGTTTTGAGCAGACACGTATTCCTAATGGAAGTGTGGACTTGGCTATTACTAATGTTCCGTTCGTTACCGGACTCCGTGTGAATGACACCACGGGCGACAAAGACCTGTCGAAGAAATTCCACAACATACACGATTTCTGTATAGCAAAGAATGTGCGCAAACTGCGTGAGGGCGGTTTGGGTATCTTCATCACGTCCAATGGTACGCTTGACAACAGTAAGAAACTCCGTGACTGGATTGTGGGCGAGGGAGGCGCAGACTTCGTGGGTGCTTTCCGTATGCACAACAAGACTTTCGGCGGCACCGGAGTAACCTCTGACATCGTTGTTATCCGCAAGCGTGTGAACGGGCAGAAGTCTGTCCATGCCATTGATGTAAGTGATGTGAGCGGAGAGCGCATGGCAGAGTATGATACCGGGGAAACGCGCAAGGTTAAAGGCAAGGAGATACCAGTCATTAAGCAGCTTTCAATGGACTACAACCGCTATTTCATTGAACACCCCGAAAACATGGCAGGTGAAATGCACTTTGCATTTGAGAAAGGCGATACTTTCCGCCCGACCAGCAAAGGCTTATATCCTAAACAGAATAAGAAACAGGAAGAAATGTTGGCTGAATTTGTCCGCTCATTCCGTGCAGAGGAATTTGGTGAGCGCAATACCGAGCTTGCCACCGATGTAATGCCCGGCAAGAAGATTGGCGAAGTGTTTGTCAAAGACGGAAAACTATACATCAACTCAACTGCAAGCGCACAACCTCTCGAAGTGAATGCCAACAAGGTAAAGGGGCATACGAAAGTGGAATGCTTTGAGGCATACACCGCTATCAAGGAAGCTCTTGCGGAAGTCCTTTCCTATCAGACTGCGAATGAAAGCGATGAGGGACTTAAACCGTTGCTTGACAAACTCAACAAAGTATACGATGATTTTGTCGGCACATACGGACACTTCAACAAGAACACCGCCATTGCATTTCTCCGAAATGATGTGGACTATGCCAATGTATACGCTCTTGAAAAGTTTGAAGAAACGGCAGATGAAAAAGGAAACCAGATACAGAAATTTGACAAGACCGATGTATTCAGCAAACGTGTTGTTGAAAAAGAAAAAGAACCCACTCCTGCCAATGTCAAGGACGGTATCATTGCAAGTATCTTTAAATTCGGTCGTGTAGATATACCGTATATCGCCGGACAACTTGGCACAGGTATCGAGGATGTGAAGAAAGAAATCATCGAGAGCGGTTACGGTTTCGAGAACCCTGTAACCCGACAGATGGAAGCATCGTATCACTACTTGAGCGGAAATATTCGTGAAAAACTGCGTCAAGCAGAGGTAAATAACGAAAATGGGGAATTTGACCGCAACATCAAGGCATTGCAGGAGGTCATGCCTATGGAAATCCCCGCACATTTGATTGACTTTACCCTCGGAAGTTCTTGGATTGACCCGAAACTGTATGAGGATTTTGTAAAGGAACGCACGGAGGTTGACGTACGGTTTACAGCTGTGGGCGGTACTTGGTTTATGAAAGAACCATACTTCACCGATTATGAGAAGAACCGTGCAATGGGGGTAACCAGCGAAATGCTTAACCGTACCATTATGGGGCATACTCTCATTGAAGCTGCCATTCAGAACAGAAGCATCACCGTTTCCACCACCAAGAAACACTATGACGGCACTACCGAAACCATTACCGACAAGGAAGCGACACAGGCTTGTGCCGCCAAAATTGATGAAATCCGTCAAGATTTCAAGGATTGGGCAAGGCAGAAGATGCAGAGCGACCCGGAAATGTCGGCATTGATTGAGCGTATCTATAATGACACGTTCAATAACTTTGTGCCTATGAGCATACCAGATGAGTTTGTACCGGAGTATTTCGGAGGTGCCTCGCACAAGTTTAAGATGCGTCCGCATCAAGGCAGAGCCATTGTAAGAGGCACACAACAGCCTTTGTTGCTTGCCCATGAGGTTGGAACAGGGAAAACCTTTACTCTAATTTCTACAGCAATGGAAATGCGCCGTTTGGGTACTGCACGCAAGCCCATGATTGTGGTGCAGAATGCTACCGTTGGACAATTCGTTGCAAGTGCAAAGGAACTGTACCCCAACGCCAAGATACTGACACTTGAAGAAGCAGACCGCAGTGCAGAGGGCAGAAAGAACTTTTATGCCAAGATACGTTACAACGATTGGGATATGATTGTCGTTCCGCAGTCTACCTTTGAATTTATCCCCGACAGCGAGGAAAGGGAAATGACTTTCGTGCAGGACAAGATTGAGGAGAAGATGCTCATTCTTGAAAAGATGAAAGAAGAAGACCCGGACGGAAAAAATATGATTACCCGACAGGCTGAACGGGAAATCGAATTATTGGAGGAGCAGCTTGCCGGACTTGCAGACAATGCTTCAAAGAAACGTACCGCCAATGATGAAAAGAAACGTGCTGTAGCTTTGCAGAACGCAGAGGTTAAAGCTATGGAAATGCTTGACCGCCGAACTGACGATGTGGAGAACTTTGACGATATGGGCATTGATGCTTTACTTGTAGATGAAGCGCACGAGTATAAGCACCTCGGATTTGCCACTGCCATGCAGCGTGGAGTTAAAGGTGTGGATCCGTCATACAGCAAGAAGTCACAAGGCGTGTTCCTGAAGACACAGGCTATCTTGGAAAAAAACAACGGACGGAACGTAATCTTTGCAACCGGTACACCTATCAGCAACACCGCCGCAGAGATTTGGACGTTCATGCGCTATCTCATGCCTGCTGATACGATGAAAGAGTACGGTATCTATTACTTTGATGACTTTGTGCGCAACTTCGGTAACATTCAGCAGATGCTGGAGTTCACCACAAGCGGAAAGTTCAAAGAGAACAACCGCTTTGCTGGGTATGTCAATCTGCCTGAACTGGTGCGTATATGGTCGGGAGTGTCCGATACCGTCCTAACCAAAGAAGCCGGCGGCGTAAAGGACAAAATACCCGAAATGGAGGGAGGAAAGGCACAAGACCTTTATCTGCCACAGACACGCGCATTACGTAGCATCATGAAGTTCGTAAAGAACGAACTTGAACATTATGAACAGATGAGCGGAAAGGAGAAGAAAGAGAACAGCCACATCCCGCTCACGATGTACGGTATTGCCAAAGCCGCTGCCGTGGATGCCCGATTGGTACAGTCTGATGCCGAAGATGATGTAAACAGTAAGACTCATGAAGCCGTTCGACAGACATTGCGCTCGCTGAAAGAAACAGCCGATTACAAAGGTACGGTTGCCATTTTTGCCGACAATTACCAAAACAAACAGAGTGGCTTCAACCTTTATGATGACATTAGGGATAAGCTGATTACAGAGGGGGTTCCTGCAGATGAGATTGTGATAATGAGGTCGGGAATGACTGTCAAGAAAAAACTTGAAATCTTTGAAAAGGTAAACCGTGGCGAGGTGCGTGTGATTCTCGGTTCGACCTTTACACTCGGTACAGGCGTGAACATTCAGGAACGCTTGCACACGCTGATACATTTGGATGCGCCTAACCGTCCAATGGACTATACCCAACGTAACGGACGTATTTTGCGACAGGGAAATCTGCACAAGGATATGAATAAACCTATACGTATCTTGCGTTTCGGTGTAGAGGATAGTCTGGACGTTACCGCCTACCAACGTCTGAAAACAAAGGGGGCCATTGCCGATAGTATTATGAATGGCAAGCAGATGATGTCGAACAGTATGACCAACCGTGTGCTTGAGGAGGAAGAAGATGTGTTTGGAGATACTATAGCACAACTCTCCGGCAGTGAGTATGCCATGCTGAAAAACAATGCGGAAAAGAATGTACGCAAGTATGCAAGCCGTAAAAAGCAATGGGAAACAGACCAAGCCTACATCCATAATGCCAAGCCAAGGTTAAAAGCCTTTATCAAAGATGCTGAAAAGCGCATTGAGGATAACAGCCGATCCTTGGAGGCTGTACGTGCATCATTCCCCGATGAACAATTCAAAGAGATTGTAATCGGCAAACATCGCTTTACCTCTGTTGATACAATGGATGATTTCTTCAAGGAACACAACAAGACTGTTCTTGCTGAAATGAAGCAGATGAAAGACGGTGATATTGCAGGGGAACAAAAGCGAGAACTGACTATACAGATAGGCAATTTCCCATTCATTGTAACAACTAAATTGACAAGACAGACCATGCGTGATGGTACAACTTTGTTCAATGACGTTGAAAGAAAAATGACCTATTCATGTACAGAACTCGGTATCGAGGATGTTCCTGTACGTCAAAACCTGCTCTGTAATGCCATTGAGGACATTACCGGCAATGTGATTACAGGAAAGAACTTTGCCGAAAGATTGGAAGCCGCTGAACGAAGCATGAAACACAATGAGACCGAATTGAAAGAACTCTTGTCAAGAGAGGGCAAACCTTTCGAGTATGAAGAGGAATTGGCACAAGCGAAATCACAGTTGGAAGAATATGCCGAACTGATGAAGAAAGAATTGGAAGAAAAGGAAGCCAAGTATGCAGAAATGGATGCCACAGTAGAAACGGCAAATAATGTTTCTACCTCGGAAGAAGATGATGAATTAAAACGTGAAGATGATGGTGCATACACCGATGATGAGGTCAGCTATGATAATGACTCGGTGGCAAAACTGCTTGGACAGTCAAGGAGAACTGCAAAGCAACGGAGGAAATTTGCACAACGTGAACGCCAAAGAATGGCAGAGCGCGTGGTAAGCCTGACAGAGAAACTGCATCTTGACAATGTGGAGGTTGTTACCGATGCCTCAACATTGGATGGTAAGAAACAGCGTGCGAAAGGATTCTACTCAAAGAGTACAGGGAAGATAACTATTGTCATCCCTAATCACACGAGCATGTTTGATGTTGAGCAGACCCTACTCCACGAGGCTGTGGCACACTACGGCTTACGGCAGTTGTTCGGAGAACATTTTGATACATTCCTTGATAATGTATTCAACAATGCCGATGAAATTATACGCAGACGTATTGTAGATATGGCTTCAAAGAATGGTTGGGATTTCCGCAAGGCTACCGAAGAATACCTTGCCGGACTTGCCGAACACATTAATTTCGAGGAAGCACGTAAAAACGGTTGGTGGCAGAGGATAAAACAATTCTTCTTTGAAATGCTCGACAAATTGGGCTTTTCCGATTTTAGAGGGGTTACTCTGACGGACAATGAACTCCGTTATATCCTTTGGCGTAGTTATGAAAATCTGAAAGAAGGTAAGCACAGCAACCTGTTCGGAGAAGCTGCCGACATTGCTATGCAGCACAAGTTGATGGTTGGCGAATTTGCCGACACCTCAACCGATGATGTGCTGAACCGAGACGGTGATCCCGAAATACACGAGCGTACTTTGGCACGAGCAAAATATGAACAACGTGTGAAGAGTGGAATGTATCAGTCACAGGAAGCCTTGCAGGATAGTATGCTTGGTTTGAAAGAAGCAATGAACGCAATTCTCGGCAAGAATACCCGAATGGAAGATGTTGATGGATTTGAAAATGCCTACTTGGGTGAGAACCGCTTATCAAGTGTGAACAAAGCCGAAGCCGATGCCTTTGCGCACCTATTGTTCAAGCCAATGCTTGAAGAGGTAGCCAAACTTGCGCATAATACAGCAGAGCGCGAGGAACTGACCGATTATATGATGGCTAAACACGGTCTTGAACGCAATAGAGTAATGGCAGAGCGTGATGCACAAAAAGACTTCGCGGAATATCAGAAGCAGCATTCGAAGAGTACAAATACCTTGCAGAACTTTATCGACGAGTGCCGCAAGCGTGATTATGCAGGTCTTACCGCCCTCACAGGTATGGAAGAGATTGCAGATGCAGAAGCCGAAGCACAGGTTATGGTAGATGAGTACGAAAACGCACACGACACCACCGCATTGTGGAGCAAGGTTAATGCCGTCAGCAAGGCAGTCCTTTCCAAGTCCTACGAATGCGGAATGATGAGCAAGGAAACCTACGACAGTGTGAGAGATATGTATGAGTTTTATATCCCTTTGCGTGGATTTGATGAAAAAACGAGTTCTGAAGCATACGCATATCTGACGCACAGGCAAAGTGCGTTCAATGCTCCAATCAAGAAGGCGGAGGGACGCAAGTCGAAAGCAGACGATCCATTTGCCTACTTGCAATCAATGGCAGAAGGTACTATCATGCAGGGAAACCGCAACAAACTCGTGAAGCAGAAGTTCTTGAACTTTGCCCTCAACCATCCGAGCGACCTTGTTAGTGTGAGTGATTTGTGGTTGCAGTACGATGCAGTTTCCGATGAATGGAAACCGATATTCCCCGACAATATTGACATTAACGATAGTCCCGAAGAGGTAGAGCGAAAGTTGAACGAGTTTGAGGATAAGATGAAGCAGCTTGCTGAATCTGCCCCCGATAACTACAAGCACGGCAAAGATGCGGCAAACATTCCGTATCGTGTTGTTGAGAGCCGAGATTTGCGACAGCATCAAGTGGTGGTGAAGCGAAACGGCAGAGACTATGTGATTACCATTAACGGTAATCCGAGAGCTGCACAAGCATTGAACGGACAGACGAACCCGGATAATGATATCAGCGGAAGTATCGGTCAGCTTGTACATCTCATTGGAGATGTGAACAGAACACTGTCCTCATTGTACACCACATTACAGCCGGACTTTATTGCAAGTAACTTCTTGCGTGATATGGTATATTCTAATTCTATGGTGTGGGTTAAGGAAAGTCCGAAATATGCTATTCAATATAACATGAACTTTGCGAAGTTACCTATTGTAAGAATGGTTATGTTATTGGATAAATACCGCAGGGGAACGCTTGATATGAATGATGAAATAGAGAAAATGTTTTATCAGTTCATGATGAACGGTGGCGAGACAGGATTTTCAAGAATGGCAGACATTGACGAGCATAAGAAAGAAATCAAGAAGATGCTGAAAGCGGCGAATGAAAAAATTCCTGCCCATGTGGTACGTGAATGTATGGCTACCTGGATAGGCGAAGTGGGACGAGGTATAGAGATGCGTGCCCGATTTGCCGCCTTTGTAACAAGCAGGAATGCGGGACGGACAATAGACCGCAGTATTTGGGATGCCAAGGAAATCAGTGTGAACTTCAACAAGAAAGGCGCAGGTGATAAGTTCTTGGGGGCTGAAGGACAAACCATGTTGGGAAATGTAGCAGCCGGTGTATCGGGTGCAGGACGAGCCGGATATATCTTTTGGAATGCCGCCCTGCAAGGAACGTTCGGAAACTTCTTGAAGTATGCGATGAGGCATCCCGGCAAAATGGGTACTGTCGTTGCATCATGGTATGGGTTAGCCATGCTTGTTACCGCACTTGCTTCGGCTGGAGGTGATGATGACGATGACAGCTACTATGACATACCCGAACATACTCGCAGACAGAACCTCATTGTCAAGGGGCCCGGTAACGCATGGATAAAGATTCCTTTGCCTATCGAGTACCGAGCTGTGTATGCGATGGGAGAACTTACCGGTTCTTCCCTGTTCCATAACGAGAAATTGGAGGTTAGCGATGTATTGGCACAGATGAGCCAATTGCTTCCCGTAGATATGATGGAGGGGACAAAAGCGTTGTGGCCAAGCAGCGTCAAGCCGATGGTGGAAGTATCGAATAACGAGAGTTGGTACGGTAGTCCGATATGGAAAGATACACCCTACAATAAATATATGCCGAATTGGACGAAAGCCTATAAGAGTGCGAATAAAGACCTTGTAAACCTTTCTGAAACACTGAACGAAGTCAGTGGAGGAAGCAAGTATAGGAAAGGTACTATTGACTTGAATCCTGCTGCCATTGAGTATCTATTGAAACAATACACCGGCGGCTTCTTCACTGTAACCAACCAAATTCGTAATTTGATCAATGTGGGAACAGGTGAAAAAGATTTTGATTGGCGTTATGTTCCGCTTGCTAACCGAATGTTGATGAGCGGTGGCGATGAACGTAATGTAGGTAGGGGGCTGGATGAGAAGTTCTTTGGTTATTTGGATGCATACCGTGCAAAGGCGAGTGAATTCAGCGCCATTAAAGGTGATTTGAGTTTACCGTTGGAGAAGAAAGCAGAACTGATAAGCGAGATTATCATTGATCCTGAATATGTAAAAATGAAAGGAATGGAACGTATTTACTCAAAACTAAAGAAAGCTTATGATACTGCTAAGGAAATCGGAGATACCTCAAAAGCAGAAGAACTTGAAAAGAGGATTAATGAGTTAAAGCGGACATTTATTTTAGAGATGGAGCAAGACGAACGTAAATAGTTAAACCTAAAATGATTGCTTTGGGTACTACTTTTGTACTCTAAGCAATCATTAAACAACGAAAATATGCATAATAAAGGCAAAGGAAAATTGTTACCAATGAGCCGAATTGCGCCGAAACGGAATGAGCTATCTGAAATTGATACCGTTGCTTCTGCAAAGCGGTATGGTGGTCGCAGAGCATTTGATATTCTAATGGAAGCGCAGTACTATTGGAATCAGATGGAGGACTTTCGAAAAGACCGGGAACGCAATAAACGCTATACTTATGGTTTTCAATGGGATGATATGATTTGTGTTGATGGTAAATCCATGACTGAAGAAGAATATATCAAGAGCCAAGGTAATGTGCCATTGAAAAATAATCTTATTCGTCGGCTTGTACGCAGTGTATTGGGGGTGTACCGCAGCCAAAGTAAAGAACCTACTTGTACAGCACGTGATAGAGATGAACAGAAGCTCGGTGAAACAATGAGTACTATATTACAATGCAATATGCAACTCAACCGAATGCCCGATGTGTACGCTCGAAGTATGGAAGAATTTCTAATCAGTGGCTTTATTGTTCATCGTAAATCATATGGTTGGCGTAATGGTAAAGAAGATTGCTGGACGGATTATGTACAGCCGAACAATTTCTTCATTGATAACAATATGAGGGATTTTAGAGGTTGGGATGTGTCCGTGCTTGGAGAAGTACATGATATATCTTTTGGGCAACTGTGTGAGCAATTTGCTTCCAGTCCGCAAGAATATCGTGAGCTTCGTGATATTTATAAGTGGGCTGCAAGAAAGGATTATATAGCCACTTACGCAGAGCGATTTGGGTATAGTCGGTTAGAAAATTATGATTTTCTCTTTACCAGTGAGCCGGGAAGATGCAGGGTAATAGAAATATGGCGTAAGGAACAGAAGCCGAGATACCGTTGTCATGATTACCAAAATGGTGACATTTTCAAGATAGATGAGGAAGATTATGCACAAGTAGTACTTGCCGAAAACGAAGAACGTATGCGTATGGCCAAGGAGGTGGGTATGCCTGAAGAAGAAGTACCGTTGATAAAAGCTACTTGGTTTGTAGATGATTACTGGTATTTCTATTATCTATCTCCATTCGGTGATATATTGAGGGAAGGGGAGACGCCCTACGAACATGGCAGTCATCCATACGTTTTCAAAGCTTATCCGTTTATTGATGGTGAAATACACTCATTCGTGGCGGATGTGATAGACCAGCAACGATACACCAATCGATTGATAACGCTTTATGACTGGATTATGAGGGCAAGCGCAAAAGGTGTATTGATGATGCCGGAAGATTCTTTGCCTGATGGTGTGAGCATTGACGATATTGCAGAGAGCTGGACGGAGTTCAATGGTGTCATTGTGTACAGACCAAGCAAAAGTGGCAAGGTACCGGAACAGGTAGCCAACAACTCCACGAACATAGGTATTGCCGAACTACTGAATATGCAATTGAAATTCTTTGAGGATATTTCGGGGGTAACTGGTGCATTGCAGGGAAAGCCGGGATATTCGGGGGAAAGTGCATCACATTACAATCAACAGACAGAGAATGCTACAAAATCACTACTAGATTTGCTTGAGTGTTTTAGTTGCTTTGTTGTGGACGGGGCATACAAAGATGTGAAGAACATGCAGCAGTTTTATGATACGAAACGTGTGTTCAATATTGCTGGTAGGAGTGGTGCACAAATTGAATATGACCCGAAGAAAATCCGGGATGTAGAATTTGACTTAAGCATTACTGAAAGTACTTCAACACCGGCATACAGGCATCTTGCTAATGATATGCTAATGCAGTTGTACCAGTCCCAAGCGATCAGCGTAGAGCAGTTGCTTGAACATGGAGATTTCCCGTTTGCCGATGAACTATTACAGAGTATCAAGAGCCAAAAGGAACAACTCGCACAGGGGAGAGTTCCTGACGGGCTTTCACCTCAATTACTCCAACAAGCGCAACAAAATGCAAATATGGAAGCTGTAAATCAGTTGCATGGGGCAATGCAAGGCTAAATTCTAAACGGCGAATAGAACCCCGCTCTATTCGCCGTTTAGAAAATTACTCTTTGGACAATTGGTCGCATTCTATCCATGTTTCTAATGTATCATCGAATAGTACTGTACAACCGTAATTATCATCGTCTACTGCTAATACTGTTCCTGAATTTCCATCGTCATTACACACAACTCGGTCGCCAGCTTTTATTTTTCGGATATTGTCAATAGCTAGAGGGTCATTAGTAAGTGTGACAATGCCGTCTATCCCCTGTTTTGCATCA